GCAAAAGAAATGAAACGAGTAGCTAGTGTTCCACCTCTTGTTCTACAGATCTGGGCTAAAGAATATAATGGAAGCAACAATTGGTTTGCTTTACCAAAAGAAATTCAAAGAAAAATAATGAGAACTAAACTAAACAGTAATGAGTTTAGATATTTTAGAACAGCGTCAGGAAATTTATAATGTATGGATTTATAGCAAAAAAATTAACACAGTTCGCAAATAAACAACTTAAAAAAAAAGTATATAAAGTTGGTAATAAAAGAACAAGTTTTAAAAATAAATACGATCCTAAAACTAATAAATTAGTTAAAGATATGAACAAAAATGAATTATATAATTATAAAAGATATGATTTTAAAGGATTGCCAATTAAAGGACATAAATTTAATAAAAAACAAGAAAAATTTTTTGGAGATACTTTAACTTATTCTTCTATAAATCATTCTAAATTACCAAAATATATGAAGGGTTAAAATGGCTATATCAACATATTCAGAATTAAAAACATCTATTGCTAATTGGTTAAATCGTAGTGATTTAACTTCAGAGATTAGTGATGATTTTATAAAACTATGTGAAGCAGACTTTAATGCTAAACTTAGAATAAGACAAATGGAACAGCAAGATGATATTACAATTGATGCTGAACAAGTAACAGTACCTACAGGATTTTTAGCTGTTAGATCATTTTATATAGATTTAACTGTAAAATATCCTTTAGAATATATAACACCAGCTAATATGTTTGAAATCAAAGGAGGTTCTAGAACTGGTAGACCTAGAGCTTATACAATAGAAAGTGATAATGAAGTTGAAAAATTTAGATTCGGTCCTGCACCTGATATTAGTTATACTGGCAAGTTATCTTATTATAAAGCTATCGGAGCACTTAGTGATAGTAATACGACAAATTATATTTTAAGTAAACATCCAGCTATTTATTTATATGGTTCTTTATATCATGCTGCCAACTTTCTTGGTGGAATAGAACCTAATCAAGTACAACAATGGTTATCAATGTATGTTGCAGCTCTTGAAAGATGTGAAAACAATGACAGACAAGATACATATGGTAGTGCACCAGTTACACAAAGAACAGACGTACAAACAGACTTATCATTTTATAGGCAAAGATAATGCAGATACCTTTTGGAGAATGGTTACCTGATCAACCTGACCATGGAAAACAAGGAGCTAATGTAGCTACTAATGTATATTATGCTCTTAATTCTTATAAAAGATTTCCATCTTTAGTAGATTACTCATCTAATAATATTAGTGCAGATTCTAGAGGTGCAGGATCTTTTAGAGATAATGCAGGTAATGTATATAATTTTGTTGCTAAAAATACAGACATCTATCAATTAGATGGTGGTACATTTACATCAAGAAAAGGATCTTGTACTATTGATGGTACAGATACTGATTTTTTTACATTTACACAATTTGGTAATTATGTAATTGCTAGTAATGGTAAAAATCCACCAATGTATTATTTGATGGGTACATCAACTAACTTTGCAACTTTATCATCTATTGGAACAGGAGCTCCAACATTTAGAGTATCAGGAGTTATTAGGGATTTTTTAGTTACAGGTAATCAACCTACTAATCAAAACAGAATACAATGGTCAGGTATTAATGATATTACTACTTGGACAGCAGGAACAAAACAATCAGATTCACAAGATCTTCCAGGTTCTGGAGGAGAAATAGTTCACATAACATCTGGAGAAATTTCTTATGTCTTTAGACAAAACCAGATAATTCGTATGGACTATGTCGGAGGAGCTACAGTATTCCGACTTTCAGTGATCTCACCTAATAGAGGTGCAGTATATGGCAGAACTGTAGCTCAAGATAATAGACGTGTATTTTTCTATGCAGATGATGGATTTTTTGAAGTCAATGGAGATACTATACAAGCTATTGGTGCAGAAAAAGTTAATAGATTTTTTGATCTAAATTTAAACAAAGCATTTTCAGATAGAATTTGTGCAGCAGTAGATCCATTTAATCAATTAGCTATGTGGTTGTACCCTAGTGTAAATAATACTTCCAATACTACAGGAATATGCGACAGAATTATAATATATAATTATGCTACAAAAAAATGGTCTCTTGCAGAAGCTAATGCTAGTACAATTTTTAGTCAATTTGTAGGAGCATATACAGTAGAACTAATGGATATTATTTCACAAAACTTAGAAAATATTAATATTGCATTAGATACAGATTTTTGGAATGGTGGTCAAAGATATTTAGGTGCTGTTGATTCAGATTATAAAGCATCTATTTTTTCTGGTACAGCAAATGAAGGTGAAATAGAAACATCTGAAGTAGAATTGTATCCAGGATTTAGAAGTAATGTTCAAAGTATTAGACCTATAGTAGATGCAGAAGCTACAGTTAAAGTTAAAACTAGAGATAGATTAACAGATACTGCAACTGAATCTTCTACTGTTACTATGAATAGCACAGGTGTAAATCCAGTAAGACAATCTGGTAGATACTTAAAAGTAAATGTTAAAACACCTAGTGGTACACCTTGGAATCATGCACAAGGTATAGATCTTATTGCTTCTAAAGGAGGATTTAGATGACAGATAAAAATGATATAGATAATGTTAGATATTCATTTGAAACACAAGAATTTTTTCAAAGACAAATTGAAGAAGCAATTAATACTTTGATAAATGAAAAAAATAAAGAAAACCAAAAAGCATTTGCTTGGTTTATAGGAGAATAAAATGGCAGGAATAAAAGATTACTCAACAACACAAGCTAGTAATACATCATTAAATAGTATCTCTGTAGCAGAAGGTATGTTACCTTCTAATATTAATAATGCTATTAGAGCATTAATGAAAAATACTAGAGAGTGGTTTAATGATAGTCAATGGGTAGAATATGGAGATGGTGATGGAACGTACACAGCAGCATATGTTAGTGGTACGTCTTTTACTATTGCTGGTACAGATGTAACTTCAGTTTATCATGCAAATAGAAGAATTAAATTAATTGCATCAACTCCAGGTACAATTTATGGTACTATATCAAGTACATCATTTTCAACAAATACAACAGTCAATGTAACTTGGGATAGTGGTTCATTATCTAATGAAGCTATTTCAAATGTTTATGTTGGTGCTTTATCACAAACTAATACATCTATTCCTGGTGGAGTTATAGGTTCAACTCAATTAACAGATGGTTCAGTTACTACAGCTAAATTAGGTGCAGATTCTGTAACAAATGCTAAAATTGCAGATGACAGCATAGACTCAGAACACTATGTAGATGGTAGTATTGATACAGCTCACATAGCTGATTCTCAAGTCACAGCAGCTAAAATTGGAAGTAATGCTGTAACTACAGCTAAAATAAATGCTGATGCAGTTACTAATGCTAAAATAGCAGATGATGCTATTGATTCAGAACATTACACTGATGGTTCTATAGACACAGCTCATATTGCAGACTCACAAGTTACTGCTGCAAAATTAGCATCAGATGCAGTTACTACTGCAAAAATTACAGATGGAAATGTTACAACTGCAAAGATTGCAGCAGATGCTATTACAAATGCAAAAATTGCTGATGATGCAATTGATAGTGAACACTATACAGATGGATCTATTGATACTGCACATATAGCAGATAGCCAAGTTACACTTGCTAAAATGGCTGCTAGTTCAGTAAACTCATCTAAAATTGTAGATGATTCTATTGTTAATGCAGATATTAATTCAAGTGCAGCAATTGCAGCTACAAAAATTCACGATGGTACAATTTCTAATACAGAGTTTGGTTATCTAAATGGAGTATCTTCTGCTATTCAAACACAGATAGATACAAAAGCAACAACAGATTATGTTAATGATGCTGTTGCTGGATTAAGAACAAGAATTATAGCTGAATGTGCTACTACAGGTAATGTAGATTTATCAGCAGACTTACAAAATGGTGATACTATTGATGGAGTAACTCTTGTTACTGGAGACAGAGTATTAGTTAAAGATCAATCAACAGGATCACAAAATGGTTTATATACAGTTGTAGTTAGTGGTACTGCAAGTAGAGATACAGAATATAATACTATTGCAGAATTATCTGGTCAAATGGTTGTTGTTAATCAAGGATCAACAAATGATAATAAAATATTTCTTTGCACTACAAATAATACAGCTACATTAGATTCTGATACTATTACATTTAATGTTATTACACCATCAAATGTTGGTACAGTAACTAGTATAGGTATAGCTGATGCTGGTGCTGGAGAGTTTACAGTTGGTAGTACACCTGTTACATCTTCAGGAAATATTACACTTGCAATAAATTCTATTGCAGATTCAAAATTAGCAACTATAAGTACAGCTAACAAAGTCTCAGCAGCTGCTGTAGATATTGATGGAGCTTCAGATATAGGTGCAGATTTAACTACATCTGATATTATACTTGTAGATGATGGTGCAGGTGGTACTAATAGAAAAGCAGCTTTATCTAGAGTTGTTACATTAATGACTAATCAAGGGTTCACAACAGATGACCCAACAGCTCTAGCAATTGCGTTAGGCTAAACAGGAGGAAATAAATGGCAAATACTTTTAAAGTAAAAACAAATGCAGCAATGCCAGCAAGTGCTGGTACAGCGTTGACTTTATATACAGTTCCTTCTTCAACAACAACTGTAGTTGTAGGACTTACTCTTTGTAATGTTCATACATCAGCAGTAACAGCAACAGTTAAGATTGAATCTGATACTTCTGATACTGAAACAAATGAAAACGTAACAGTTGTAAAAGATGCAAGTATTCCTGCAGGTAGCTCACTTGAGATTTTATCTGGTGGTAAATACGTTATGCAAACAACTGATGTGTTGAAGATTGATTGTTCTGTGTCAGCTAAAATTGACGCAACATTGTCTATAATGGAGATAACGTAAGATGGCTTATATTGGTAAAGAACCAGCAAATAGTTTTATTAGTTTTGTAAAACAAGACTTTAGTACAAGTGCAACTACTTCATACACATTAGATAATGCAGTTACTAATGCTAATGAATTAGCACTTTTTATAAACTTTGTAAGACAAGAACCAACAACTGCATATACTGCTAGTGGTACGACTTTAACATTACAATCAGCAACAGCTAGTGGTGATGATATGTACTGTATATATCTTGGACAAGCTAAACAAACTGTAAATACACCTGATGGTTCTGTTGGTTTATCTCAACTATCTGCAACAGGAACTAAAAATTCTACAACTTTTTTAAGAGGAGATAATAGCTTTGCAGTTCCAGCTGGTGGTTCAAACACACCAGCTTTTTCTGCATATTTAAGTTCAGATCAAAGTGGTCTTAGTCAAAATGCAGATAATAAAATTACAATTAATGCAGAAGATTTTGATACTGATAGTGCTTTTGACCACTCAACTAATTACAGGTTTACGCCTCAAACGGCTGGGAAATATTTTTTTCATGGACAAATAAAATGTAATACTTCAACAGAAAATGATTGGGTTGCAAAAATAAAAAAAAATGGAAGTGATACTAAAAATAGAAGAATGCAAAATGTTGATCAAGACGCAGTAGATGTTTCTTGCATATTAGACATGAATGGTTCTAGTGATTATGTTGAACTATATGGCAGATTTACAAATGCTAATGTTACAGCAGTTGCTGAAAGTGGAGTAACAACATTCTTTTTTGGATACAAATTAATAACATAGGGTAAATTATGGCAATAACAAAATTACAAGCAGAATCATTAAATTTAGCAGATACTTATGCATTTTCTGGAACTGTAACTGGTGCTGGTGGAGCTAACACTCCAGCATTTTTTGCTCAATCTACAAATACAGAAGATGGAACAGATATTTCAGATAACACTTTGACTAAATTAACAATGGATACAGAAGTTTTTGATAGTGATAATACATATTCATCAGATAGATTTACTCCAGGAGTTGCTGGAAAATATATGATTACTGCAAAAGCTAGTGGTATAAGTATGGTTGATAATAGTTATGTTCGTTTAGCTATCTACAAAAATGGTTCTATAATGGAAGCAGCTAATGGAGCAGCATATGGAGTTTATACTTCATATTTTAATCCTGGAACTAATGGTGGTGCTGGTGCACAAACTATGACACTTAACGTAATAGTTGATAGTGATGCAGATGACTACTTTGAATTATATGGTGCAAAAAATGATGGTGGAAACACAGGTGGTTTATTTGACAAATATTTTGGAGCATACAAAATTATAACATAAAATTAAGGAGGACAAACTATGGCAAATCTATCAACTAAAATAAAACTCTACTGCGAAGCAAATGGTGTTTCAAATGTAGATTTTATAAATGATGTTATGTTGCAAGACGATAGTGATGGCAATGGTGCTTACATTAAGGAATGGAATTTAGATATTGCACAACCTACTGACGCACAATTATCAGCACAAGAATCAGCAGCAGATACAGAAGAAGCCAA